GGCTTACTGGTATCTGAAGCGTGAGGATGACGCCACGAACCCCATCTCGCAGACGCTGGACATTCCGTTCCGCTTCTACAACGCGCTGGTTGCTGGGCTTTCCTATCATATCGCCCTGAAGAAGCCAGAGGCTTCCGACCGCATCTCAATGCTGAAAGACCTGTATGATGAGGCATTCCAGCTGGCTGCCGATGAAGACCGGGACCGCGCGAGCGTTAGGTTCATTCCGTTTGTTGGGTATGATTTTTAATGTCCTTCTACGCATACATCCATTGCAAGCCTGACGGAACGCCATTTTATGTGGGAAAGGGTGACGAAGTCAGAGTGTCGTATAAAAAAAGACACCACAACAATCATCACATGAACATCCTGTCAAAGTACGGGGAAGAAAACATTCTTGTTGGGAAAAGTGAGTGTTCCTCTGAGGAAATTTCATTTGAACTTGAGCGGGGTCTCATAAAAAGACTTCGTAAAATGGGCGTTTCCATTGTAAACTTGACTGAAGGCGGAGACGGCACAAGGGGTGCGGTTCGCTCCCCAGAAACAAGAGCAAAGATGGCTCTTGGGAAGGTCGGAAATAAGTGGAACTGCGGAAGAGAATACTCAACAGAAACACGGCGCAAAAAGTCAAGGTCACTTGGCGGTACGCCAGTTGAGTGTACGAAAGACGGCATAACACTTAAGTTCTTCTCAATTTCGGAAGCCGCGCGTGACCTTGGTCTCAACGCTGCGAATATAACAAATCACCTAAAACGCACTGGTGAGAAGAAGCCCCTCGGAATAAATGGTTGGGTGTTTGAGCGGGTGCAGGAATGACAGTTAAGTATGCGCGCGGCAAGCTTGCTTGGGGTCTGTGTGACACCTGCAACCAGAGGTATCATCTGCATGAATTAAAGCCTCAGGTTGTGGCAGGCCGCATTACCAACATTAAGAATTGCCCCTACTGCCTCGACAAAGATCAGCCTCAGTACTTTTTAGGCCGCGTTCCGATCAATGATCCGCAGGCTCTAAACAATCCCCGCCCCGATATAGGCGCGGTCGCCAGCCGGGAACTCTGGGGATGGAACCCGGTCGGGAACCCCGCAGTTGGCGCAACTGGTCAGGTGGGTGTTATCACCCTAGTCCTTAACGGGGTTTATAGCCCCATCACTTATTCCGGAGTAATGTAATGGCGAAGAAGATGGCTAAGAATGGCAAGCGCATGGCTATGGGTGGCCTTGGCATGGACGATAGCAATATGCGTCCCGCTCAGATGCCGGGTCGCAGAATGGAGCGCGGTATGAAGCGTTTCAACCGCCCTGTAACTGGCGGCGGTCTTCCTCCGGTCCAGAACATGGGCCCCGGGAAGATGCCTCCGGGTAAGATGCCCGGCGCACCCGGTGCCGCTCTCACACAGAGCGCCTCTCAGCCGCCTGTAAACCAGAGCATGCTTCGCGCTATGGCCCCCAACAACATGGCTCCCAGCATGGGCCCCATGAAGATGCGTGGCGGCGGTGTCGCTCGCAAGGGCAAGACAATGGCTAAGGGCGGTCTTGTGAAGGGCTGCGGATGCGCCGCTAAGGGCGTCAAGAAGCCGAGGTACACATAATGGCGGCGGAAGATCCAAAGGCAGATCGAAAAGCCGCCCGGAAGGAACTTGAAAAAAAGTTTCAAGCCGGGTATAATCAATTTAAACGCAACAGCAGTGGTCCGGGCGTTTATGTGCCTTGGGGCCTTCTTCTTGGCAAGGGTGGATTGGGCGCTGGTAAAAAGACCACGGATGAGCCCAAGAAGGAAGATCCGCCGCTTCCGCCCGTAGACGGTGGATCTGGCGGCGCAACTCCTACAGGGTCTCGCCCCGCCAGCAACAACTGGCCGGATATCGTGGCCCACTATTTCCCAAAGGGCGCAGGCACTCAATACAATGAAGGCGGTCTCGTTCGCGGTGGTGGTTGTGCCGCCAAGGGTCGTGGTCGCGGTAAGATTGTTTAAACAGGATAAAGAATATGGCAAAGCAGAACGCACGACTTGCTCTCCCGTCTGACGCCACCGTTGAAGGTGGTATGCGGCGTGGTGTGAATGTGGGCAACATGAAGATGCTGAAGAAGCCCATGAAGATGCGTGGCGGTGGCGCTGCGACCAAGGGCGTGAAGATCTCGGAGAAGCAGGGCTAACATGGCCTTCACCTACGCACAGCTTGTAGCCGCAATCTATGGATACCTCCAGAATGACACTGGGGGCATCCCCACCGTTGATCTGGATGTGATTATCCAGCAGGCTGAGCAGCGCATTTATTATGATGTCCAGATCCCGGTTCTCAAGAAGAACGTCACGGGCTCCTTTACATCCGGCAACCGCTACCTCTCCACCCCCAGTGATTATTTGGCAACATACTCAATCGCCGTTGATAACGGCGGGGTCTACGAGTATTTGCTGCCGAAGGAGGTTGCATTTCTTCGTGAAGCCTATCCCGCCACCGCCACAACTGGTGTGCCAAGATACTACGCAATCTTCGATAACGACACGTTTCTTATAGCCCCGACTCCGAATAGCAACTACCCCGTTGAACTCCACTACTTCTACGAACCGCCTTCAATCGTCACTCAGACATCCGGCACATGGTTGAGCGAAAACGCCGAAAACGCGCTTCTGTATTCATGCCTTGTCGAAGCATACACCTACCTAAAGGGTGAGCCAGATCTTCTTTCGCTGTATGTCGGGCGTTATAAGGAATCTATTGGGGCACTGAAGGTGATTGGCGAGGGCCGCAACAGGTCCGACACATACCGCAACAGCGAGCCGAGAGCGACACCGAACTGATGGGGCTGTTTAATTCTGAAGGGGCCGTTGGCTCTGTTCTGGTGAAAACCACGAATGATCGGGGTTTTACGCCAGAAGAAATTGCAGAGGACTTTCTAGACAAGCTTATTTATATCTCCAGCAATGCTCACCCGGAGATAAGAGATCAGGCCATTGCCTTCAGGAACCATATCCGACCAGTTATAGTTCACTACATGAAACAAGCTGTTAAGTCGGACAGGACCACCCTAGCGGCTCAGCTATCCAAACAGGGCCATCACGATATGGCAGAAATTATTAGGAGATTGTAATGGCCATTTCTACGGCTTTTTGTAGCAGCTTTAAACAGGGGTTGATGCAGGGCCTGCACAACTTTTCCAACCCCGGTGGCAACATATTTAAGATTGCTCTATACACATCGGACGCGACTCTTGGCGCTTCCACCACTGCGTATTCGTCAACCAACGAAGTGATTGGCTCCAACTACATTGCTGGCGGAAATGTTCTTAGCTCTGTTACGCCAACAACTTCTGGCACAACGGCATTTGTAGATTTTTCGGATTCGACTTGGGCTTCCTCCACAATAACTGCTAACGGGGCTTTGATTTACAATCTAAGTTCGTCTAACGCATCCTGCGTTGTGCTGGCATTTGGATCTGACAAGTCATCGACAAACGGTGATTTTACCATCGTATTTCCAACAGCCAATGCCTCTTCCGCCATCATTCGAATTTCTTGATGGCGGTTTAAATGCCAAGTGGTCCTGAGCAGTTAATATCCGGAGAAGATTTCGGTTTTGCGATTGATTTTATTTACAATTCATACGCAATAAACTTTCTGCAAAGTGGCGCTGAAGAGCTAATATCTGGCGAAGACTACGGCTTTGCGGTTGATTTTACCGACAATTCATTCGCAATAAACCTTCCGCTTAATGCTGAAGGCGTTGAATCGGTCGGTGAAGTCGGCACCGTAAATGTGAAAGAAGGCGCTGGCGTCTCTGTGGGCGGGGTTGAGGGGCTTGGGCTTGTGGGAAATTCATTTTCAATTTTAATCTGGGCTCAGGTAGACACAAATCAAAACCCAAATTGGACGCGGATAGTGACGTAAAATGGCATCAACATATTCAGCTAACCTTCGCCTTGAACTCATCGGAACTGGCGAACAGCAGGGCACATGGGGCTCCACCACAAACACCAACCTTGGCAGCCTTCTTGAGCAGGCCATTGGCGGCTATGAATCCATAACCGTTAGCGATGTGGGCGACACAACGCTCACCACGGCGAACGGATCTCTCGATCAGGCGCGCAACATGACGCTGAACCTTGTCGGCACGATCAGCGCCGCGCGTAACGTTATTTGCCCTGCCGCAGAAAAAATATACATCGTTAAGAATGCCACCACGGGTGGTTTTGCGGTTACGTTTAAAGTGACGGGCCAGACGGGCGTGAGTGTTCCAAACGGAACCACATCAGTATTTTATGTTGACGGAACGGACGCAAGGCTTGTCTCTCAAAACCCCGTTCCCGTCACGCTTGGCGGAACTGGATCGTCCACATCCACGGGTTCCGGAAGCGTTGTTCTCGCAACATCCCCCACACTTGTGACCCCAAATCTTGGCACACCGTCAGCCGCAACCCTGACTAATGCGACC